AAAGTGGAGAAGGCCGTTCACAAGCATTTTAGTTCTGTTAGGGTTTCTTCCGATAGAGGAGGGTCTAGGGAGTTTTTTACCCTATCACCTCTTACGGCTTTTGATAGGATTCGTGAGGTAGGGGCATTGTTCACGGTAGGAGAACCTGTAATTTATTAGAATATATAAGAAATCTTGCGAATTTAACAGGTATCTGGGAAGGATATATAAAGATCTTGCGCGGCGATTCTTCGAAAATAATTGTTATTTTAGTTGCTCCCCTCCTTTTTTCTTCGTATATTTAGGTGTAATCAAAAATTAACATTATGAAACAGTTAAGAATTTTATTTTTATTAGTAGTATCTTTATTCGTATTTAGTTGTTCAACCCCTGAAATTGAGCAGGATGTTTGTTTAAATGGGGATTGTGGGGCTGAATTCCGAATTGATACTCAAGGACATCCTGGAACTTATCAAGATGTTCAAGGTGTTTGGCATATTAAACATGCTGGATTAAATTATTTTACTGTAAAAGTAGATGTAAATGAATTAGATCCTCACTATGTTATTAATGGAATTCCTTTAGTGAGTGTGGGTTTTGATTCTAATTTCTTTTATACACCTGGTAACGTGATATGGACCTACCCTGTTTATTCCTACTTAGGACTATGGTCAAGCAATCAAATGAACACTCCTATACCTATTGGAACTCAGACTTATACCTTCCCACAGCTTATAGGGCAGACAAACATAATGAACCTAACAGGATATACAATTCAACACAACCCTAATGTGAATGTAAATCACCCAGCATACAAGACGTATTTTGCTACGTACAGTAAATATACTTACAGACCTCAGCAATCTATGACGTTTTTTCCAGATTTTATAGGAAGAACAGCAACAATTTATATAGAGGTTACTCTAGGAGAGAATAAGAGAACAATACTAAAGGAGATGAAAGTCGTATTTGAACTTTAATAGTTGTTTCTTAAAAAAAAAGTTCATAACTTCTCCTATATAAGAAAATATTATTAAAACTTAATAAAATAAAAAAATGAGAAAAAAAGATTTGTTTGAACAGAAATTAGAAAGATTTGAAGCAGAAGTGAAGAAGGTGGGATATCTTGTTCGACGTAATGAGTTAGATGAAGCATATGAGAGAGTAGGAGAGTTATTAGAGAAGATAGGAGATCTTAGAACTTTATTAAATACAGAATCTCAAGACTAATGAATCTTTCGGCAGAACAAATAGAAAAGAATTGGGAGAAGCATCTTAAAATTGTAGATACTTTTATAACAGGTGACCGTAAAGAGAAGTTAAAAGCTCTTTACCTAGACCTATCCGATGAAATGATCATGGGTCCTGCTTCGGGTAAGACTTTTTACCATAATGCTTTCCCGGGAGGGTATATTGACCATGTTAATCGTGTTGTTCATTGTGCTTTGAAAACTAAAGCACTATGGGAGGAAATGGGTACTTCTATAGATTTTACCGATGAAGAGTTAGTTTTTGCTGCTCTTAATCATGATTTAGGTAAAATAGGTTCTAAAGGAAAACCTAATTATATTCAACAGACAGACAAATGGAGACAGGATAAATTAAATGAAATGTATACTCCTAATAAGGATTTAACATTCATGCTTATACAAGACCGTTCATTATTTACCCTACAACAATATGGTATAGCTTTAACTGAAAGAGAGTTCTTAGCTATAAAATTACATGACGGATTATACGATGATGTAAATAAACCCTACTACATATCTTTCAGTCCTGATGCTAAATTTAAAACTAACTTAGTCTATATTCTTCATAATGCTGATTTTTTAGCTTCTAAAATAGAGTATGATAATTGGAAGAATGAAGGAGGATCTACAGTTAATAAGGCAGAGAAAACAAAAGCAAGTACAGGTAAAACAGTTAATGCCTCAGAAGGATTAATGAATTTAGTAAAAAATATTTAAAAAATGGAGATAGCAATTATAACTTTATCACTACTATTAGTAGTAGGAGTGTTTATTATTTGGAACTTAAATAATAAAGTAATCAAGCAAGAAAGCGTTATAGAATACCAAGTTGACTATTTGCGTAGAGTTTCGTATCTTATTAGTGAATCAAACTTATACGTTAATAAATTAGACGAGAAAGGTATATTTAGAGCCGACGATGAAGTGGGCATATTTTTTAATTTTATGAAAGAAATTCAAGAAGATATAAATACCTTTCGTCTGCCAGACGATTATGGAAAAACCAAAAAATAACAATTATTATTTTACCCAAGGATCAGAGGATGCTATTGTAAGATACAATAACACCTCTGACCCTGTTTTAAGAGGTAAGATATTTACTAAAGAGATTTACTACCCTTTCTATAAGTTAGTAGAGAATATTATACATACTTTTAAATTCGACTATACCGATGTTTCGGATATAGAAGACTTGAAATTAGAGATAGTATCTGTATTAGTGGAAGAAAAAATACATAGGTTTGATCCTTCCAATGGAGCTAAAGCCTTTTCTTATTTTCAAACTATAGTAAAAAGGTGGCTTATTAATTATAATAACAAAAATTATAAAAAGCTTAAGCAAGTAGGATCTTTCGACGATATGGAAGATTCCTATGAGACAGGATTAGATGATGATAACTCTCAAATAATAACCTTATCAAAGCTTGTATCTATCTACGTAGTCAATATGTACGAATCAATAGAAAGTAACTTCCCTAAAGAACAAGATCAAAGAGTAGCAGATGCAGTCTTAACACTTTTTAAATCTCGTCACGATTTAGAAATCTTTAGAAAAAAAGCTTTATACATATATATCCGAGAAATGACAGATTGTGAAACTCCTACACTTACTAAAGTAATATCAAAACTTAAAGAAGAGTTTTACAAACTATATAACATCTACCAAGAAGCAGGATACTATATTCAATAATATATCTTCAGATATTTATATAATAAATAGACTATGGGATTAGACACGACAATATTTGGAAAAAAGACCGTTTCTGATGTTTTAAAAGAAATTTACGACAATTCTAAGAATAAAGAAAAACAAATCAACGCTCTTATTGGAGAGTTAAAACCTCTTGTTGAGAACATAGGAGATGCAACTTTGGTTGTTCCTATGATTAAAGAGTATTTAGAGGTTGGAGTAAAGAATGATGAACATCTTATTAAAATGGTAGCACTTGTTCAAAGACTTGAAGGAGGAAAAGGTACTGAAACAGACTTTTTTAACCCAGAAGAGCTTGCAAAATTAATGGAACAGAGTGAAGAGCTAGGTAAACAATTAGATAAAAGAGACGAAGAGTAATGGCATTTACAGCACATTTAGGATCTAGTAAAGCCTCGGCACCAGCAGCTAAAAGTAAAGCAGCAAACTCCTCACAATACGGTAGGGTGGTCTCTATTGTACTTAGTGTAGATGATCCAAAATGTAAAGATGCTTCTATGATAAATGGGATATTCTACAGAATACCAGGTAAAGGAGCAAATGAAGATTCTACCGAAGGATTAAATTTTGCATATCAAGGAGATGTAAATATTAGAATAATCCCTATGGAAGGTGAGATTGTAGAGATACAAGCTAAACCAGCAGCAGGAGAAGGAGCAAAGCCAGGATCAACTACAAAGTACTGGACTAGTGTAATCCCCATCTGGAACCACCCACACCATAACGCAGCCCCAGACACAAGACAACCTGAATGGAAAAATAATCTTTTAGCAGGAGCAGTAGAACAGGCCACTATCAACCCTCTTCAAGCAAACCCAGGAGACGTAATAGTAGAAGGGAGATTAGGTCAATCTATTAGATTAGGAGGCTATAAAGGAACAGTACCGACTATAGTAGATGATGCAAATAACGGTAAACCTATTACTATTATTAGTAACGGGCAGATAGAAACCGATAACGGAAATGATTTAATACTAGAAGATGTAAATAAAGATTTTAACTCTATATACCTAGCATCAGATCATCAAATACCGCTTACATCTGCAAATACAAAAAGAGATTCTTATAACAACGTACCTGTAGCTTCTAATCAATACAGAGGTAATCAAGTAGTTGTAAATGGAGGAAGACTTTACTTTAATGCTAAGGAAGATAGTGCATTTATCTCTGCAAAAAATTCGATAGGGTTAAATGCAAATACATTAAATCTAGATGCTACAGATTACTTCTGTGTAGATGCAAAGACAATCTATCTAGGAAGAAAAGCAAGAACATCCGGAGGAGGTCAAAGAGAACCTGTAATACTAGGTAAGCAGTTAGAGAATTGGCTGAACGTATTACTAAGTAGTTTAGATGCTATAGCAAGTGCGATGACCTCTGCTTCTGCATTAGGAACACCAGTAACACAGTTAAACGCTGCAGGCCCTTCTTTAAAAGCCTCTATACAGTCTCTAAAAAAGCAAATTAAGCGAATCCAATCTAAGAAAGTTTTTACAGAATAATGGCAATAAAATCACAATTAGCAGGGATAGTAGCAAGACAAGTAGGAGCTCTACAAGGTAAGTTAACCAGTCAAGTACAGGATAGGGTACTTGAAATTGTTTCTAGATTTGCCAATCAATGTCCTCCTGATAAAGAGTTGAGAAAGATTATAAGAACTAGAGATAATTTATTAAAATCTATAAATGGATTAGAGAAAAGGTTAAACACTTTTAAATCTTTAGCAAATAAGTTAGGACCTGCTATTACTGAAGCTAAAATAGCAATAAAAACTATAACATCACTACCAACACCGACAGCAATAATCCCCCCAGGAAGCCCAGGAGGTATAGGAGTCCCTTTTTCTGCATTAACAAAACTTAGTGATAAGCTTATATTTCTAGATAAATTACTTGACTCACTAGAAGGAGATAAAGAAGGTATACTAGGGGTAATCTCTTCAGTATCTGCAACAATAACCAGTCTTAAAGATAGATTAAGAATTCTAGATAGTGCTATTGAAGCATGTAGTAAACAATCACCAGATCTATCAGGAATTGTAGCACAAGCACAACATAAATCGAATACAGGTACAGAAGGAACCCCGTTAGACAATAAATACTACTACAAAGGGTATGAACTAGCAGTATTACAGGATCCAAACTCACCAGCAATAGCACCAAGAAGGTATGCAGTAGCAAAAGATAATAAAGGTACAGTAGTATTAAAAGGGCAATCTTCATTTAGTTCTGATACACAAGTCCTATTGGATGAAATTAAATTTAGAATAGATAATCAATTACCATAACATAACTATTTATTAATATGAAGTTAGATTTATTAAAAAAATTAATAAAAGAAGCTGTAGGGGAAGCAGTAAGGGAGGAGTTATCAAAGATTCTCTCGGAAGATGTGAGACCATCTCAACCTGCTAGACCATCTGTAATGAAATATGAAAATTACAAACCAGTTACAGCAAAACCCATACCGACAGGAGATCCTATAATGGACCTACTAAACGAAACCAGAGCTACAATGACATCAGCTCCAGATTCTGGGTATAGACCAGATATATCATCTATGATACAGGCTCCTGGATTAGGAATGGAATCAATGATGGAAGACAATTTTGCAAGACCGGAGGTAGGTATAGATTTATCTCAATTAGATTTTGTAAAAAATGCAGGAGCAATATACAAAGCATCAGTACAGAAAGATAAAGAAAGATTTGGAGCATAATGGCATTTAATATAGCAAAAATAAATCCTTTAGATTTACAGCCTAGAAAAGCAGTTGGGGTTAGCATACCTTTTTCTTCTAGAGCTGTATTTAACTCTACCTATACAACTCAAGATGCATTAAAATCTAATTTAATTAACTTCTTACTAACAAATAAAGGAGAGAGATTCTTAAATCCAAATTTTGGAGCTGACTTAAGAGCACTGCTTTTTGAACAAATGACACTAGAGGTTAAAGATA